CGCCTGTCCTGGTTCCACAAGACCGGCATCAAGCCCAAGTACGCCAAACGCTTCAAGATCGTGGGCGACAGCATGGAGCCCTTCCTGTTTAATGGTGACTCGGTGCTCATCGATACGGGTGAGACTGACCCCACGCGGATCATCGACGGCAAGGTCTACGCAATCCGCTACGGCAACGACCTGCGCGTCAAGCGCCTTTTCCGGCGTCTCGATGGCACTCTGATACTGCGCAGCGACAACCCCGCCTATAAGGACGAGGAAGTGCCGCCTGAACTGGCCGACGAACACATCAGCATCCTGGGTCGCGTGCGCGACAAGAGCGGCGCGGGCGGCCTGTAAAGCCCAGCCAATACCCCCCACCATCCGACTAGGCCCGCAATCGCGGGCCTTTTTGTTTTCTTAAATTATTCATATACGTATTGACTAGACGCCTTCGAGAACGAATAATAACTTCACGAATACATCGGAAGGACATCGACATGGCAGCTACACCTCTAATTCCCGGTCGGCTGTACCGCGTGCGCGGTGGTTCCGGCCTTGACCTGGTCATCATCGCCCCCCACCCCTGCGACGCCCTGTGCATCGCCATCGACATGTTGATGGAGCGTGCGTCATGAACCTGCGCACCCTCAACGACGAAGAACTCCTGCGGCATGCCCGCGCTGAAATCAACTCGCTGATCAGCACGCCGCTGGAACTCGAACTGCTCGACCGCTTCGAGTCGCTGCTCGATGTGCAAAGCGTCCACGAGCCTATCGCCGACCTGCTTGACGAGTACGAGATCGACGCCAGCGTCATGCGCGAAATGCTCGACGCCATGCTCATCGACCCCGCCAACACGGTCGCGCTGCTCAACGTCCTGGCCGCTGCCGACATCGACGCCCCCGAATCCCTCAAGGCCGAACTCGACCTTGCCAAGCAATTCCGCGCCATCGTCAAGGACGCGGGGGATGTTTTCTCGCGCCTGAACAACCTCGTAACCACCCACCAGGAGTAACCACCATGTCCCTCGAAGCAGCCATCCAAGAAAACACCAGCGCTTTGCGCGAGCTCATCGCCGCCATCAAGACCGGCATCCCGACCACTGCCGCCCAGATCGCGGCGGTTGCCGCCGAAGCCAAGCCCGCCAACAAGAAGGGTAAAGCCGAGCCAAAGCCCGACGCAGCCCCACCATCGGAGCCGACCCCGACTGTGTCCGACAACTCGGCGATTTCCTCGACCGAATCCAACGCAGCCGATGCGCCCAAATCCAAGGCCGAGAACCCCGAGGCGAGCGATAAGGCGACCAAAGTGCCGACCTATCAGGAAACCGCCGAAGCTGTGAGAAAGCTAGCCAAGGGCAAGGGCCTCGACGCCGCTCGCGCTGTCCTCTCCCAGTTCGGCGTGACCAACGGCCAGCAACTCAAGCCCGAGCAATACGCCGACGTCATCGCCGCCTGCAATCAGGCGCTGGAGGGCTGAGGCCATGGCCGCCCATGCGCAACTGTCCCCATCTAGCGCGCACCGCTGGCTACACTGCCCCGGCAGTGTGCCCTTGGAAGCCGAGTGCCCGGACGATTCCAGCGACTTCGCCGACGAGGGCACGGCGGCGCACGAACTGGCCGCCATGGCGCTGACGAACGGGCAGGATGCCAGCGCCTTCCTGGGCCGCGTCATCGAGGTCAACGGCAAGGGCTGGGAAGTCACCGTCGAGATGGCCGAACACGTGCAGACGTACATCGACTACGTGCGTGCCCTAGACGGCGAACTCATGGTCGAGCAGCGCCTGAGCATCGAGGCCCTCACCAATGAACCCGACGCCAAGGGCACGGCCGACGCCGTGGTGCTGTTGCCTGATGAGCTGATCGTCGTCGATTTGAAGTATGGCCGCGGCGTCAAGGTCGATGCCGAGCACAACGAGCAGTTGCAGATTTACGCGCTGGCTGCCCTGGACGCGTTCGACTTCCTGGGCGACTTCCAGCGCGTGCGCTTGGTCATCGTGCAGCCGCGCCTGGACCATATCAGCGAATGGGATTGCGCGGCCTGCGCCCTGCGCGATTTCAGCCAGCAGGTCACGCGTGGCGCTGCGCGCTGCTTCGCGGCCATTGAATACCACGGCAAATACACGGCGCTGCACGAGAAGTACCTCACCCCTGGTGAGAAGCAATGCCGGTTCTGCAGGGCCAAGGCGATCTGCCCGACGCTGACCGAGCACGTGCTCGCCACCGTTGCCGACGACTTCGTGGACGTGTCCAAGCCAGTAGCCCCGCAGATCGAGCACGCCGCCCACCGCACGGTGGACAACACCATCCTCGGCAACCTGCTGGGCGCGGTCGATCTGGTCGAGGGCTGGTGCAAGGCCATCCGCGCCAAGGCCGAGGCCGAACTGTTGGCGGGCCATCCGGTGCCCGGCTTCAAGCTGGTCGAGGGCCGACGCGGTGCCCGCCGCTGGACGAACGACACCGAGGCCGAGGCCACGCTCAAGGCCATGCGCCTCAAAGTCGAGCAGATGTACGACCTCAAGCTGATAAGCCCGACCACGGCCGAGAAACTGCACAAGGCCGGAGACATCGGCCCGCGCCAGTGGCCGAAGGTGCAGGGCCTCATCACACAGGCCGATGGCAAGCCCAGCGTCGCCCCCGAATCCGACAAGCGCCCGGCGCTGCTCATCCAGGCCACGGCCGACGAATTCGCCGACGTGACCGAAAGCGTGGAGGACTTGGTGTGAAGCACTCGCCGCCTGCCACGACGTTGCCGTCTGAGGCCGCGAAGCGGCTCAAGCAGGCGGCACAAACGCCCATCACGCGAGCCGACCCGCTCGCGCGTGTGAAAGCCATCGAGAAAGCCACCGAGCGGGTCAAGCGTGACTACCCCCAATTCTTCAAGTTCAAGGAGCTTTAACCATGAAAATCAAACTTACCAACGTGCGCCTCGCTTTCCCCGTGCTGTTCGAGGCCAAGACCGTCAACGGCGAAGGCAAGCCCGCTTTTTCCGCATCGTTCCTGATCGACCCCGCCGACCCGCAGATCAGGGCCATCAACCAGGCCATCGAGCAAGTCGCCAAGGAAAAGTGGGGTGCCAAGGCCGACGTCATCTTGAAGCAGATGCGTGCGCAAGACAAGACCGCGCTGCACGACGGCGACCTCAAGGCCAACTACGACGGCTTCCCCGGCAACCTGTACGTGTCCGCGCGCAGCGCCACCCGCCCGCTGGTCATCGACAAGGACAAGAGCCCGCTGGTCGAAGCGGACGGCAAACCCTACGCGGGCTGCTACGTCAACGCCAGCATCGAACTGTGGGCGCAAGACAACAACTACGGCAAGCGAGTCAACGCCAGCCTGCGCGGCGTGCAGTTCTTCCGTGACGGCGACGCCTTCGCCGGTGGTGGTGCCGCCAGCGAGGACGAGTTCGATGACATCAGCGAGGGCGCAGCGGCGGCCGATCTGGTGTAACCCAGCGCCCCAGCTTTCGAGGCCTTGTGATGAGCACGCTATTTCTCGACCTGGAGGTTTTCTGCGAGGTGCCTATCCAGAACGGCACGCACGCGTACGCCGAGAAGGCAGAAGTGTTGCTGTTTGCTTACGCGCTGGACAATGGCCCTGTGTATGTATGGGATGTCGCCAGCGGCGAAAAAATGCCGGACGACCTGCACTGGGCCTTGATCGACAAAAACGTCTTACTCTGCGCCCACAATAGCCACTTTGACCGCACCGTGCTGCGCCACGCCATGCCCGGCTACCCGCTGGCGCTGCCGCGCTGGCGCGACACGATGGTCAAAGCGCTGGCGCATTCCCTGCCTGGCTCGTTGGGCGACTTGTGCGACATCCTCAAGGTTCCGACTGACAAGGCCAAGGCCAAGGACGGCCGCCAGCTAATCATGCTGTTCTGCAAGCCGCGCCCGGCCACCAGCAAGCTGCGCCGGGCCACGCGCGAAACGCACTCCGCCCAGTGGGCCAAATTCGTGGAGTACGCCGGTCTCGACATCGCAGCCATGCGCGCCGTAGACAAAAAGCTGCCGACCTGGAACTACCGAGGCATCGAGTTGGCGCTGTGGCACCTCGACCAGACCATCAATGACCGGGGCGTGATGGTCGATACCGACCTCGCCCACGCTGCCATCCGCGCCGTGGAGCGTGAGCAGAAGGTACTTGCGGCTCGTACCAGCGACATCACCCAGGGCGCGGTGCAAGCGGCCACCCAGCGCGATGCGCTGCTGCGCCACCTGGTCGCCGCCTACGGCATCGACCTGCCGGACATGCAGCAGTCCACATTGGAGCGGCGCATGGCAGATCCCGATCTGCCGGTCGAATTGCGCGAACTGCTCGGCATCCGCCTTCAGGCCAGCACTACCAGTACCAGCAAATACAAGACTCTCGCCAAGGGCGTAAGCAGCGACGGACGCCTGCGCGGAACCTTGCAATTCAACGGTGCCAGCCGCACCGGGCGCTGGGCCGGTCGCCTCTTTCAGCCGCAAAACCTGCCGCGGCCTGTGCTCAATCAGGAAGACATCGACCAGGGCATCGAAGCCATGAAAGCGGATTGCGCCGATCTGCTGTACACCAACGTCATGGAACTGGCCAGCAGCGCGATACGCGGCTGCATCGTCGCGCCCGAAGGCAAGAAGCTGGTCGTTGCCGACCTGTCGAATATCGAGGGCCGCATGATTGCATGGCTGGCCGGTGAAGCATGGAAGCTGCAAGCCTTCCGCGATTTCGACGACGGCGCAGGCCCTGACCTCTACAAGCTGGCCTACGCCAAAGCCTTCGCCGTATCGCCCGATTCGGTCGAGAAAGACCAGCGGCAGATCGGCAAAGTGATGGAGTTGATGCTGGGGTATGAGGGCGGCGTCGGGGCTTTCCTGACCGGAGCCGCTACCTACGGCATTGACCTGGATGCGATGGCGCATGCCGCGTGGCCCAGCATCCCCGCCGACATCATCATCGAAGCCGAGCATTTCCTCGCCTGGCGCACCGAGCAGCGCCTCGGTGACTTCGGCCTCAAGGCCAAGACCTTCATCGTCTGCGATGCACTCAAGCGCCTGTGGCGTCGCGCGCATCCGGCTATCTCGTCCTTCTGGAAGGACTTGCAGGAAGCCGCTGCGCTCGCCGCCTCAAGGCCAGGCACGACCTACGACTGCCGCATGCTCAAGCTGCGCCGCGACGGCGCGTGGTTGCGCATCCGCCTGCCGTCCGGTCGGTTTCTCTGCTACCCCAGCCCGCAACGGGACGACGCCGGGAAGCTCTCGTTCATGGGCGTCAACCAGTACAGCCGCAAGTGGTCGCGCCTCAAGACCTACGGCGGCAAGTTGGCGGAAAACGTCACCCAGGCCGCAAGCCGCGACGTGCTCGCGGCCAACATGCCGGCAATCGAGGCGGCTGGCTATCAGATCGTGATGTCGGTGCACGACGAAAACATCACCGAAGCCGACGACCGCGACGAATTCAACGCCGCTCACTTGGCTGGTTTGATGGCTACTAATCCACCCTGGGCCGATGGCCTGCCGCTCGCCGCAGCCGGTTTTGAAGCCTATCGATACCGGAAGGACTGAACCATGAAATTCATTCGCCTCTATCGCCTCTACCGTGGCTATGGCTTTCGTCGTGCGCTGGCCTTCAAACTCGCATGGGGGCGCGGCCATGCGTGAAAGCGACATCGAGAAATACCTCGTCGAGCGTGTCAAGGCGATGGGCGGCGAAGTGCGCAAGGTCAAGTGGATTGGCCGCAACGGCGCACCCGACCGACTGGTCATGCTGCCTGATCGTACGGTGTGGGTCGAGCTCAAGGCCCCCGGCCAAAAGTGCCGACCCCATCAAATCCGCGAACACGAACGGATGCGCCGCATGGGGCAAACCGTTGTCGTAATCGATTCGCTGGAAGGCGTGGGGGATGTGTTGGATGACTTCGAGGTCGTGAAGTGACCCGCCAAGCCTTCACCCCCCGCGCGTATCAGCAACATGTGATCGACCACGTGCTCGACGTGCCGCGCAATGCGGTGTGGGCTGGCATGGGCATGGGCAAGACGGTATCGGCGCTCACCGCGCTGGACATCCTCGAACTCACCGAACCCAGCCCCTCGCTGGTGCTGGCCCCCTTGCGCGTAGCCGCAAGCACTTGGCCGGACGAGGCGACGAAGTGGGCGCACCTGCACAACGTCGAGGTGTCGGCTGTCGTTGGCACGCCTGAAGAACGACGCGCCGCGCTCAAGCGACAGGCCAGCGTGTTCACCATCAACTACGACAACCTGCCGTGGCTGGTTGAGCACTACGGCGACAAGTGGCCGTTTCGTAAAGTCATAGCCGACGAGTCCACCCGGCTTAAGTCCTTTCGCCTGCGCCAAGGTGGCAAGCGCGCGCACGCGCTCGCTCGTGTCGCGCATTGCAAGGTTGACCGCTTCATCGAACTGACCGGCACGCCCAGCCCCAACGGCCTGCAGGACTTGTGGGGGCAGGCGTGGTTCCTCGACCGAGGCGAGCGCCTGGGCCGCACGTTCAGTGCGTTCAAGTCGCGGTGGTTTCAGACCATTCAAATGGGCAGCGACCGCCACGCCGTGCGGCTGGAACCGCTGCCCTTTGCCCAGCAGCAGATCGAGGACAGGCTGCGCGATCTGTGCCTGTCGTTGGACGCCCGCGACTACTTCGACATCCGCGAACCCATCGCCCGCGTGGTGCGCGTCGAGCTGCCGGTCAGAGCCAGACGCCTGTACCGCGACATGGAGCGCGAGGCGTTCCTTGCGCTAGCATGCGGCACCGAAATCGAAGCATTCAACGCCGCCAGCAAGACCATCAAGTGCCTGCAACTGGCCAACGGCGCGATCTATACCGACGACACGGCGAGCGCCTGGGTTGATGTGCACGATGCCAAACTGCAGGCCCTCGAATCCATCGTCGCCGAGGCGGCCGGTATGCCGGTGCTGGTGGCGTACCACTTCAAGTCTGACCTTGCACGTCTGCAGCGTGTCTTCCCTCAAGGCCGCGCGCTCGACCAGCATCCGCAGACTATCCGCGACTGGAACGCGGGAAAAATTCCGCTGTTGTTCGCCCACCCAGCCAGCGCCGGTCACGGGCTGAACCTGCAAGACGGCGGCAACATCCTGGCCTTCTTCGGCCACTGGTGGGACTTGGAACAGTACCAGCAAATCATCGAACGTATTGGCCCGACGCGCCAAGCGCAGGCCGGGCACGACCGCCCAGTGTTCATCTACCACATTGTCGCCACCGACACGATGGACGAATTGGTCATGGCACGGCGCGAATCAAAGCGCGAGGTGCAGGACCTGTTACTCGAAGCGATGAAAAGGAGCAAAACGTGACCACGCAAACCAATGCACTCGACCACCAAGAAGGCGGCGGCCACTACAAGGACATGCCCATCCAGCCGGTCGAATTCATCCACAGGAACGGCATCGGCTACTTCGAGGGCAACGTCATCAAGTACGTGAGCCGGTGGCGCAAGAAGAACGGCGTCGAGGACTTGAAAAAAGCCCGGCACTACATCGACCTGCTGATCGAGCTCGAAGGGGGCGGACGTAACTATCTAAATCTTTTTCCGACTGCTGCGGTTCAAAAGCAACAGGATAGGAGCGCGGCATGAACCCCGGCCACGCCTATGGTCAGAAAAACGACCGCACCAGTAGCGCAATGACGCCGCCCAGCACAATGCGCACCGTCCAGCGCAAATTGTCAAAATCCTTGCGCACCAAGGCAATGTCATTGCGCAGCTTCAACTCAAGCTCGCGCAAATCGCCCTTGGTAGCTACGTCTTGCGTGTCCAGCGCCGCGCGCAACGCTTCAGCTTGCGCCTCGGCTTGCTTTTCGGGCACGTCTGCTTCTTTTAAGCGCTTGACGTATGCGAGCGTATCGAATGACGACGTAGTGAAAGCTGACATGGGCCTGGCTCCAAAGGTTGGCCGCAGTGTAGCACTTGCCCTCTACACCCGCCCTTGCTCGACCGCCTCACGCAACACCGCGTTGACGCGTGTCTGCCAGCCTGCGCCGGTTGCACGCAAGTATGTCAACACGTCAGTATCGAGCCGGACAGTCGTTGCTGTTTTAGTCGGCGCACGTTGTGCCCCACGCCGCCGAATGCCCAGCGTTGCTTGCAGTGATTCAGGCAACACCTCATGCGCGGGGCGAAAGTGCGCCATGTCGGCAGCGCTTAGTTCGCGGACTTCGCCATCCGCATCAATCAATGGTATGCGCGGCTTCATAGATTTTCACCTCCCGTTTGTTGGCTTTGCGAAAGCTGATCACACGGATGCCGTCCTGAATGGGGGCAAAGCACAGCACATGCAAACGCGCATCCAGCATACCCAACGCTATATGACGAACTTCAGGGTAGGGTTTGCGCACGTCTTGCCAAAACACCGCCCCTTCAAAGTCGAATTTCCGTACCCGCTCAAACGACAACTGGCGTTCGACAATGTTGCGCGCATTCTTGGCGGGGTCGTAATCCAGTTTCATGAACAAATTGTATTAACAATCTGCTGGCTTGTCAACGACGAAATTTTATGCAACACTGTCCGCGCTGCCGTAAACAACGGCAGCGCGGGTTTGACAGCCCGAGGCTTAAGGCGCAAAGAAACCGCGCCGTTCTCTCTGGACAGTCGCGGTTTTTTGTTGCGCAGCATGGCGCGTTCCTTATGGACGGGCTGTGCAGGAGGGCGCAAGCCCTGCCGGTTCCTTAAGCCCGGTCTGTCAACCTGCATAGTCCCGTCCACCTCGTTTGACAGCGGGGGAGCGGGTTTACCCAGCTTAAGGAGCGTCATCATGACTGCAACCCCTCCGCGCACGTCTGCGCAATCTACCCCCATCAACACCGCCCATAGCGCCGAACAGCGAGCGCTGGAAGACGCCATTGGCTTAGGTGCAACCGCCATTGACTGGCTCGATGCCGTGCTGCACGCCATTGAAGTGCTGAACGAACGAGGCGGCGGTTCCCTCCGCATCAAGTATCTGGCCGAAATAGGGCAGTACGTCACATCGGACGTAGGTGGCTTGCTGGAAAGCGAGCGCGAAAAACTCACTGCGAATGCCAATGCTAAGGAGGTACTGCAATGAACACGCTGACCTTGACCCAAACCAACTTGACCATGACCAGTATGCAGATTGCGGAACTGGTAGAAAAGCGCCACGATAACGTGCGGCGCACTATCGAAACATTGGCAAATCAATTTGTTATCTCTTTACCTCAATTTGAGGAAATCAATACATCAGGCCGTCCCGCCCATGTCTACCGCTTCATCGGCGAACAGGGAAAGCGCGATTCCATCGTCGTTGTCGCCCAATTATCGCCCGAATTCACCGCCCGACTGGTAGACCGCTGGCAAGAACTGGAAGCCCAAGCCCAGCAACCCGCCATTCCGCAAAACCTGCCCGACGCCCTGCGATTGGCAGCGGACTTGGCCGAGCAGAAATCGCAAGCCGAGGCGGCGCTGGCGCTGGCCGCGCCCAAAGTCCAGGGCTTTGACCGTATCGCCAACGCCACGGGGTTGCTGTCCCTACGCGAAACCGCGACGACGCTCAAAGTCCCCGAGCGGCAATTCATCCAGTGGATGCAGCGCCACGACTGGCTGTACCGCCGTGCGGGCAAAGGGACGCTCTTGGCGTATGCCGAGCGCATCAAGGAAGGCTACCTAGAACACAAGGCTGTCACCATCCACAACGACCGTACCGGCTCTGACGAAGTGCGCGAATCGGTGAGGGTGACGCCGCTGGGGCTAACTGCATTAGCTAAGCGTGTACACGATATGCAGGAAGCGGCATAGCAAGGCTGGCGGCAATGTTTTGTCCACACACACGGCTAGCCCGATGGGACGAAACATTGCCGCATTGGACGCCGTGGGCTTTGATGCTCTGCTGGCTGCCGCTGCCACAAATCGACGATGAAGGAAACGTGCCATGAACGAAGAAATTGCCATCGGCCTGAAGGAGGCCGCGCGCCGCCTGGGTGTGTCGTATCAGACGATCTTTCACCGTCGCCAGCAGATTGGCTTTCGACTACCAAACTGCCGCAAGTGGTTGATCTGGCCGTCGAAGCTTGCGGAACTGTCACAACCACGGTACAACGTCATCCGGCTGACGCTGCATGACGACACGGGAGTTTCATCATGTCGATCAAACAGCGTAACGGAACCTGGTGGATTGATCTGCGCACGCCAGGCGGAGAAAGAATTAGACGCTCTACTGGCACGTCCACCCGGAAGGCCGCGCAGGAATACCACGACCGACTGAAAGCGGACTTGTGGCGTGTTGCCAAGCTGGGCGAGACGCCGCAGTACACGTTTGAACAAGCGGCGGTGCGGTTCTTGCGTGAATACGAAGGGCGTAAAAGCTACGCCACGCACAAGCGACATATTGTGTACTGGCGTGATCAGTTGGCAGGGCGCACCATCGCTTCTTTAACAACGAACGACATCAAGGACGCGCTGCCCACGCACGTCGTGCACAAGCACCAGGCAACGCGCAAGGTGAAACCCGCCACGCGCAATCGCCATCTGTCCACAATCAGGCGCATGCTCAATCTGTGCCGCGAGTGGGGTTGGATCAATAGTGTTCCGATCCTGCGTGCAGAAAAGGAACCCAAGGTGCGCATCCGTTGGCTCACCCAGGACGAAGCGCGCCGTCTGCTGACCGCCATCCCGAAAGACTGGATGCGCGACGTGGCAGCATTCGCGTTGTCCACGGGTATGCGTGCCGGGGAGATCCTGAAACTGCAATGGGAAAACGTAGACCTGTCGCGCAGTATGGCATGGGTGACGGCAGATAACGCCAAGTCAGGCAGGGCGCGCGGCGTGCCGTTGAACACAGAAGCCGTGCAGGTTATCCGGCGACGAATCGGCTTGCATCCGCATCACGTGTTCGCGTGCAACGACAAGCCAGCAAAACAAGTCAACGCGAAGATGTTTGCCCGCGCGTGTGAGCGTGCAGGGATCGAGAACTTCCGCTTTCACGACCTGCGCCACACGTGGGCAAGCTGGCACGTTCAAGCCGGAACGCCGCTGTTCGCACTCAAAGAACTTGGCGGATGGGAGACCTTGGAAATGGTGAAAAAGTACGCCCACATGGACAGCGGCACACTGGCGCAGTTCGCAAATGTGGTCACGTTTTGGTCACACGACACCGGGAAGGAAGAAGTTCAACCGCCCGTTGTCGCTCTAACTCACTGATAAATAAAATAAATTTGGTGGCCCCCCTCGGAGTCGAACCGAGCACCAACGGATTATGAGAGACAAAATCCGTAATACCACGCAACAAAAATTCCTTTTTAATCAATAACTTGCATCGTCAGCCGACGTTTGTTGCGTGTGTCTTTTGGACAGTTTTATGGGGTTTTTTCTGGTTTTAGGGCACGTTTTGGGCACACGTCTTCGGGCGGTTTTGGTTCACTGCCGCATCGAACGCAAGCCTCTTTAGGCAGGTCAGGTCATAACCCACACAACGCTACTACGGTTTCGTTGTGCTCGACGATCTGGCGCACGAGGGCGTCTGGGGTAACGTCCAAGTCTTCGGCGCTGTCCCACCAGATAGGCGCGGCGATGTCGCAGTAGTTGCCACTACTTTGGGTTGCTGCGCACCCAGCGGCCAGCGCGGCGGCGCAGAGCGTCATCGTCCAGCGCGTCCAGCGTTTGCTTGACATGGCGGGCTTTCCTCGTCGTTGTGGCGCGCTCACGGGCCTGCTTCAATTCTTCGGCGCGTTTGGCGGCGCGGCTACCTGCGGTGTATGCGCCGACCAGCACCAGTAGCACGGCGCCTGCGGTCATCAGACCGCTTTGCAGGCGGGGCAGTAATGCGGTCAGCATGGCTACAGCGTTCCGGCCTGGTGACGCTTGATCTGCGACCAGGCGATGAAGGCGGCGACTGCAATCAGGGCTACGCCGATGGCCAGCCTGAGCGTAGAACCGCTGGACAGATGTTCGTTGGCCTGGGCCAGCGTGCCGGTAGGTATGCTGGTGAGCGCGTCCACAATCTGCGCCACGCCAGCGCCGCCCGTGGCGGTTGCTCCGATGGTCTCTTTGGTGACGGGAATGCGGGCCGCCGTGGGCGTGGCGGGTTCTATCCCGGCCAGCGCCAGACCCTTGTTGATGGTTGCCTGGTCGTACCAGGTGTTGGCCGTGGCGAGCGGGCCTTTGCCGTTTTCGACGCGGATGATGGCTTCGGTCACGGCGCACAGGTCATCAAAGCGGTGCATGTCCAGCGGCATATCCGGTTTGTCGTCGTGCTGGACAGGGATGCGCACGCGCTGCGCAACGGCGTCAATGTAGGCGCTGGTGTCGTTTTCTGTCGGCGGTGCCCAACGGGTGATGATCTCGCGTATTGTGCACAGTTTGTACTTGTCTTGATACGTGATCAATGTACGCGCCAGCGCCCGGATACCGTACGCCGCGCTGGCGAACTGGCAAAATGCCGTATCTGTGCGCTTGGCTTTTGGCCGCAAGCCCTGCCAGGGATCGCCCCAGCGGATATTGCCGGGGTTGTGGTTGCGGATGCCGCGCGGGGTCTTTTTCATGGTGATGCGCTCCTTCACTTTCAGGACAGTCGGCGGGCGGCTCGGCGGTCTTTGCGCTCGTTGCGCCATTTCCAGAGCAAGTAACCGACTTGCAGCAGCAGGTACAGCAGCGTGACCGCGCCGATAATGTTGTTCAAGCTCAACTCACCGATAAAGGCGATCAGGGACACCACAACGGGCGGGGCGGACTTGGCGGCCTGTGTCGTGATGTCGGGGTTCATGTGCATCCTTTGGGTCATGGCCGCCTCCGGCGGTAAATCCATGGGTGTATTTTTGCGGCGGGTGAAGGGCTGGCGGGATTTTGTTCAATCGGGCGATTTCAGAGCAGCTCGGCTTTGGTGAAACCGAACCGCTCGATGGTGCTCAAGTCCTCCACGTCCTGCCACACGGGGTCGAGGGCTGGGCCTTCGTAGTCGGGCGTGCCGTACCCCTCGGGGTAGGTCTGCACGTCCTGCGTGCGCGTCATGCTGCCGCGCAGGTAGTCGAGAAACTCGCCGTGAGCCGGCGTGCCCGCGAGGGCGTCCAAGTCCTCGCGGGTGTTAATGACGGGTGACGCCATGATGTTCCTCCATCCAGGTGAAAAGGGTGTTTATGTCGGCCCCGCTACTCAAGAATCAGGTGGTCACAGACGCCGCGTGCCCCGAGGCGGGCAAACGCGTTCGAAGGCCCGTAGCTCCAGTTGGCAGCTCGAGAACCCGAGATCCCCGCGTTGGTAAAGTCGCCTCCGAATACCGCAACCCCTACCTGGTTGAGGGTCGAACCACGACCGCCAGTGTAGGCTTGGTAAAGGGCGGAGACGTTGTAGGGGCCGCCGAACTCGTTACCCCACGTCCACAAGCAACCGGATGCCTGTATGACGCCCCACTTGGATGTAAAGGCGTTCCACGTCCTCTGGCCGTTGGTGCCGTTCACACCAGTGGTGGGGGTGTCGGTACCGCCTTGCGACGTGGTTTCGGTCGTGCCGTAAGCCAGTGCCTGAAATTCGTTGTAGGTCGGCAGTCGCTTGCCGTGGTGCGTCATGACCTCGGCAAAGTTGTACCAAGAGCAGAGGCCGTAGACTGCGCTGCCGTTGCCGCCGAACTTGGTGGACCGCTTCGGCGGCGTGTTGCCTTTCGCGATGGTCACGTTGTACTTGCTTGTTCCATCGATCAGATGGTTGACGCCCAGCAGGTAGATGTCGGCCCAAAACGCGTCGGCCACCAAGGTCATGCCGCGTGGGTCGGCCACAGCCGGGCGGAACTTGATGTCCCACAAGCTGTATGCATTGATCTGCGCGATGGTGTTGCCGCCAGCCTGCGCGGTAGCGTTGCCTCCCGGCGCGTAGTGAAAGCCCCCCACCTTGCGCGCGGTGGTCGAGGTGTAGCCGGTCGGTGCTGAAAAATTGGCATCGGCGCGCACCGTGCCGTCGTCGCACACGTAGATGGCGTAGTCGGTGCCGACCGTCAGCGTCGGCATGGTGACGGCGGTATCAAGGGTGAACTGCACCAGTTTGCCGTTGACCTCCACGATGGTGCCAGCCTTGATGCTGAGCGTTGCGAGGCTGGTGCGCGTGAAGGCGACGGTTGACTTGTCGGCCTTGATGAAAGCTGTTTTTACCAGATCGTGCCGCGCCAGGGGGAAGCCGCCAGCGGTAGCACCGTCATGCACGACGACCGTGTGCGTGTCGGTATCGACGGTAATCTCACGGGCGGCACCCGTGAACGCGGCGTGCTGGGCGGACGTGCCGCCGCGGAATTGGACTACGGTACTCATAGGGTTGGCTCCGGGTTATGCGATGCTGCCCAGGTCGGCCAGGCCAAGGTTGGCTCGTGCCGTGGCGGGGTTGGCAAGATCAGACAGGTTGTTGGCGGGCATCAGCGCGCCGGATGGCGTGCCGTATAGCGCGGCGAGAATGTCTGACAAGTTGTTGGCGACTTCGATGATGTCCGCGATGTTATCGGCCACGGTACTGATGTTGGCCGCGCTGTCGGCTACCGCGTCGATGTTGTCGATATGGTCGGCGACAATCGGTACGCTGCCGCTGCCGAGAATGTCGTCGCGCATCGCGGTGGCGGTGGCTTTCAACTGCGTGAGCAGTTCATTGGGCAGCGTGTCGCTGGAAATGGGAACCTGCACCGCGCGGTTGGCCTTGGCATCGACCTGCTGCACCTGGATAGTGAGGCGGTCGAGCGCGTGCTCGATGACTTTGGGATAAAAGCCCCCCTGATTGGTCAGGGTTTCGGGTTGGGTGTTGGGGACTTCGCTGGTCAGCGTGACCTTGTAGCCGGTGACATAGGTTGCCAACGTGGTGAGCGTGCCGCCGGGGTTGGCGTCCTGGTTGTCGTTTAGCGCAATGGTGTAATCAGTGCCCAGGGCCAAGGTGGATTCCACTTCATTCGCATCGCTCAAAATGGCGACGACTTCGCCGGTGTTAAACACCTTGAAGTCAAACGGGAATTGTGTGGTCAGACCATTGCAGGGATACGGCCCCGCGACCCGATCTGTGCTTTGGACGGACATGGTTCAAACCCCTGTGGCAGCACCACAAGGCTACTTTCACAGGGGGAAGGCACGGGCACCCTTAACGGGCTTGCTGGAAACTCCTGTGAGGATGCCAGCAGGTTAGACCCAAGGCTGTGGGATACGCGTACTAAGGGTGTCGTACACTGTCACATACGTTGAAACTTTATCCCTCGTCAAGGCACGGATATGTTGAATGTTTGCGCGCTTCTTGCTAATGCCGCTGTAATAGCCTTCACCGCGTGGTTGGTGGCGGAAAAAGGCTTTCCCGATAGAGGGGGAGAATTATTGGCCTTTGCGGCCTTGCTGGGTGTCCCAGTACTGAATTTAATGGCGCTGCTCAAAGGAAAAACACGGCAGGGCAAGGCTTCCCTTATTGATCTTTATATAGAGCGTTTGCGCTTGGAGCAAGAAAGCAAGATCGCAGCGCTGCGTAAACCGAACGGTGACGTCTGATTATCGGTTGTAGGGCACTCCGACCAATGGTGCCAGCGGGTTCTTGCTGCGACCTTCGAGCAGTGCCATCGTGCCTTCGACCAGTCGGTTGACCTGTCCTGCCGGGTAATGAAACAGCATGCCGGCGACGTTGCTGCCGGATTTGAGCAAGGCTTTGTCCAGTTCCCCTTGGGCGGCCTGCTGGGTGAATTTCTCAAATTCACTGATCAGGCGTATGCCTGCCGGGCCAGAATACCGAAACGGCGTACCCACGCCCGCCGCCGCCTGCACAGCCCCGGTAAACTCGCGCACCCCTATAAACAGGCCTGGAATGAAACCGACCAGGTCTTGGCCGATCGCTTCGAGCATATCGTCGTCATCGCTGCCTTTCAGGCCTTCACGAAGCAGCGTACTCATAACCGTGGGCAAGATAGCGATCAGCATGACGTCGCCTGCAAGGCGGGCCACGGAAACCGGGTCTTTGAAGTTGGTTCGCTTAATCGAATCGACCGACAAGTTCATCGCCGTGTTGAAGTACGAATAGAAGTTGGTATACAGCTTCAGGAGTGGACGGCCGCGTTGTAACTGTGCCAAGTCCTTTATCTGCCCTTCACCTTGCGAATCGATAACCGCCTGGTCGGCCAAGCGTGCAGCACGCTGTGCGTCAACCGTGCCATCGGCGCGCGCATTGGCGGGGTCAGCCAATGCTTTCTCATACGCGCCTATCCAAGTGGGGTAATCCACCAGCATTTGCAATTTCTGAATCATGATGAAGAACGACGATTCCATCCATTGCTGCCACGTGGGTTTGGCCGTCGTCAGCCGATTATGGATTTCAGCGATTTCACGGTTTAACGTGCGCGACCGGTTGCGCATGAGTTCAGACAGGTCGTTGACTTCGTCGGCCTTGCGTGCCATATGGATGCCGCTGCCGTAGAATTCTTTCAGGCCGCGCCCGACCCATGCCGGGCCGATGCGCGCCATAGACTGCGTGATGCCCAGGGGTTGTTGCAGCGCCGTCATCAGGCTCCACCCCATGGCCGTCACGGTCGCCCCGATGCGCATATGATTCAGCACTGCTTCAAGGGCGTCAGCCGCAGGTTTATCTCCAACGGCAATGTCTTTGACCGCTGCCTTGATGGCCGCCACGGTCTCAGTGCCGTACCCGGTGCGCATGGGGCCGTCTAGTCGGCGCAGCAGCTTGTTGGCGTCGATCAGCCATTCGTGCCACGACAGATCGTGTATGACCTCGTTGGCACCATGGTAGATGCCAGCGAACGTAAGCAGCAGGGGGCGGTCTTTGACCGCTTCGGCGCGGGTTTTGGTGAAGCTGCGCCGGGTTGTCGCTGCCGTATAGGCGGCGCGCATTTGCGCCTTGGCCGCTTCTGCCTCGTCGTGGGCACCCGATTCGCCCGACTGGTTCGGGTCGTATTTGATTGGATAATAGCCGCCGCGCAGGATCGCCTCCTGGCCGTCAGCCGTGCGCACCGTAATGGGCGTGGCCTCGATCCATTCGGGTTCTTTGCCGCTGACGCGGCGTTCCTTGGCCGCGATTTCAGGCCGATAGGACTCGAAGAAATCCCACACGCCTTGCACAAACTGCCATTCCTTTAGCGTCAGGGATTCCAGCACGGGCTTCATTTGCTCGACCGTCCAGCCGCTGCCATCGAGCAAGCGCTGGCGGTTTCCCTCGTTGCCCCAATTCAAAGCCACCGCCAGCCGTTCCCCCCGGTTGAAGCTGCGGTTCACGGTCGGGAAAAACGCACCTTTGCCGCCCATACGCCCATCGGCCAGGATGGGGCTAACCAGTTCCGATAAGCGCTTGGCGGCGTCGGCGCGCATCGTGGATTCCTTGTTACCGGCGTCGTTCATGGGGGCGATGATGTATTCCCACATCGGCCCGCCGTCCTTGAAACCGTCCATTTCACGCGCAAGGTTCGCCAGCTTGCGATGCCCGGCCATGAACCAGCGCGCCAGGTGCACCGCCTTGGATCCCAGGGTATTGCGTTTCTCGTTATCCACGACACGCCCGCGGGCCGCCTCGTTGATGGACGAGCGCATTGTGTCAACGATGGCGTCCAGTTCGCGCTTGTCCTTGCTGGTCAGTAGCCTATGCTTCAGACGCGCCAGGTGTTCGATTTGCTTGACCGCATCGACGACGCCACGGAATTGTTCCAGGGTCAGGTTCTTGTAGTGCTCGCGGTTGGCTTCGGCGGCCAGCCACGGCGCAATGTCCGGTTCGGTGCCTTCGTCGCTGCGCGCCGCGATCCACTCGGCCAGCGATGTGCGCTTGTCGATGGCCCGCAGACTTTGGCCGGTGCGCAGGTCGAAGCGCGCGAGCATGGCGTCGATTTGATCCAGATAATCGATATCCAGATTTTTTCGCGTGCTGTCATTGTCGAAGGTCTTCAGGTATCGCAAGCCTTTATTGACTTCGTCGATGGCCTCGTGCGCGGCTTTCGTGGCGTAGGTATTGACCAACTGGTTGCGTTTCTCGGCGGCGGCCTGTTCCAGATTGCCTTCGCGCAAGGCGCGTTCTGCCGCCTTGGCGGCGCGACTTTCTGCCGCCGCGTACTGTCCCGGGCGCACGTTGCGTATTTTCAGGCGTGACACCATCGTCTGCGCGAACTCGCGCGCAGCTTGGGGCAATAGTGCGGTTGTGATCTTGCGCCCGTTGCGGTCGGTACCCGTCACGGCGCGCGGCCCGATGGCTTCGTTTAACGCCTTGTGTTCTGCGGCGATGACGCGGGCGCGCAGATCGTTGTGGATGGCAGCATCCGCAGCACGGGCCAGCGCGTCGGGCGTGGCCAGTTCGCCGTGGCGCTCAAGCATGCGTAAATCGGTCAGCGCTTCGATTTCAACTTCGGGCGGCTGGGCACGGGCCAGCGCCTGCACCAGTTCGTCGCCAGAGGTGAAACCGAACAGTTCGGCCACCAGATCAGGGGAGAGGCCGTCATTGACGACCATGCGCCGGGCGTCCAGTGTTTTCCACACCGCGTTGTCGGCGTCACCGTATTCTGCTCGCAGCTCAGTGCGCGACAGGCGCGCCGCCGTCATGCTTTCAAGGTTCAGGCCTTCGCCGGCCAGTTCGTCCCGCTGGGCCGCGTCGTAGTCGAATTGATTTGAATAAATGAGTGAACCGCCCAGTTCGTCGAAGAACTTCCACTCGAATTCGTTGGGATCCCATTCTGGGCTTTGTATGTCGGCGGACAGGTACCCATAGCCGCCCAGCGCTTCGCGCATGGCATCCAGACTCAAGCCGCCGGTTTTGCGCAGCACGGGCTTGCCGAACACCGGTTGGGCGATTTGCTCTTTGGGGTCGATGCCCCATTCTCTTTGCGCCTGGTCGCGCTGGATACCGCCCAGTTTGGCGATGGCGACAAAAAGCGAATCCTGCGTCGGGTCAACGATGTTGGGGTCAGACTTGTCCCGGGCCTGCGCTCGGAGGCGATCATCTGCCGACACTTTGCCGGTCAGGAACTGCCAGGCGCGATACACGGGTTGGCTCATCACCTCGCGCCGCACTTCGATGCGCTCCTGGGCGCGCAATGCTTGCGCTTGTCTTTGCAGGCGTTTTAGCGCTCGCGACTTGGCATTGCTCAACCACTGCATATCGCGCAAGCCGCGTTCAGACAATTGGGCTTGGGCCTCGGCAGTAGCGGCTAGCCCCAATGCTTGGTACGCGGCGAACTCGTCGGGCGTCATACCGGCTTGTTCCGGCGACTCGAACAGAGGCAACATGCTGCGCCCGTACTCGGCCGCTTTGATTTGGCCGTCGGTCGCCAACATGCGATCCATGACGTCGCGCACCTCGTCGGATAGTTCCACGTTCAAGGCTTTGAGCTGCTTGTAAACGTTCACCAGCCACGCACGGAACCGCTGAAACAGCCCTTGCAATTCGATGCTGGGTGCCTTGCCCTCGAACAGATATGCCTCGAAGCCGCGGGCGAATTGTTCGTGGTAGCTGCGCTTTTCTTCAAATTCGAGGTTGTACCACTCGGCCAGGTCAGACACGCCGAACCAGTTAAGCAGCGCGTCAGTGTCAGCGATGATCTGGCGCTCTCCCGGCTTGAGGGTGTCCACGCCGAAAATCTCGGCTTCTTGCTGCAACTTCGCGGCAACGTCGGCTTGCATTTCCAGGAAGAAGTGGCCGGACTCATGCAGGAAGGTGGAGAGGTCGGCGTTCTTGAGCAGGGTAATGGTCAGGCTCGCCGGGTTGAAGCTGCCGCGCGCGGTTTGCGCGCCCTGGTAGAAATCGTTGAGCTTCTGGTCTACAATGGCATCCGAGGGGTGGTTCGTCAGCGAGTCATCTGTCGATTCTACGGCGCTCGTGTCTGTCCTCGGAGTGTCGCCATCCCTCACCTCATCCTTACGGTATGCAGTCAGCAACCAGTGCTTTGCCACACCATCCCATTGCAGACGTACTCCCCCCTTGTGGTCGGTCGATTCCAGTTGGACGCGGTTCTTGCTGCGCGTTGTGACCTGCATCGTTGAGAGAAGCCAGGCCGTAGCCGTCGCTATTCCCCGTGCCTTCCTCGCCCCACACCAAGTCGATATCGCCGATGTCCGGGTGGTGCAACGCGCCGATAGCCTCGCCGTTTTTTAATTCCAGCAGCTTGGCAATGGCGCCCTGGGCGTCGCCTTGGAAGTCACGCAGCACCGGCCCGAACGGGCCGTGTTCCGGGTCGAACGACTGGTCGAACTGCTGGCCGTCGATGCGCTGGGCGGCGGCCTTGAGCGGGTAGCGCTGGAACAGTTCCTCGGGCGTGGTGCCCAGGCGCGCGGCCTGCGTGGCGTAGAATTCGCCCACCATCGTGGCGTAGGCGTCGTTGACCTGGGGAGTAAAGCGGTTAGCCGCTGCCAATTGGCCCAAGACGTTCTCGCGCACCACGTCGGCCGAGGCGCGATGCGCGTTGTCCACGTCCTGCTGGGCGACGGCCTGATTGATTTCCTGTTCCTGCTGCTCAGTAATCGTCTGCATGTAAGCTTGCGCTTCGAGGCGGCTGAAACCGTCAGGGGCTACTTTCAGATGATCCAGCAAGGGCTGGGCGAACTGTGTGGGCGCGATAGTCGCGGCGTACTCGGCTACGGGAATCTTGATGGTGCCGCCGGTTTGTGCCGCCGTCTCCAGTTGGTCGGCCACGCTGGGCGACACGGCGGCCACTTGATCGGCCAGGCCGGACTGCATCAACGTGTTGGCGTCGATATAGACGTCGTCCAGCGGGCCTTCCTGCGCGGCCTGTTCGACAAACGCCGCAAAGCTGCTTGGGTCAATCTTCTGCAATTGGCTGGTCGCTGCCAGCGTGTTCAAATTGTCGATCAGACGGGTGCTGTCTTCGGCGATCAGGGCGTCTTGTTCACGGCCTGCCAAGCGTCGGGCCACGGTGTTCATGCCGCCAAACACACCGCTGGCGACCAGCGTGCCCAGGAACGTCTGGTAAGCCGCGTCGGGCCGCTCGGCGGCGTATTCGGCCCAGGTCTTTTCAGGGTTGGCAATGGCCGTATCGACGGCGTCTTGCGTGATCGTGGCCACCTGCTCAGTCAACATTTCACGCCCGACGAACCCGGACACGAATTGACCCAGGCCGACCCGTCCCAAGTTCTTGACCAGAAAGCTCATGGGTAGCATTTCTGTAGCCACTTCGATGCCGCTCTCCAGCGTGGCACCCAGCATCGCTTCGCCCACGGTACCGCTGCGCAGCCGGTATTTGGTGTAGTTCACAGGCTGGGTTTGCATGCCCAGCACGGACAGGGCAACGCCTGGGTTTCGCGTGGCAATGCCCGCTGCCACGGACGGCACCATCTGCAGGACACTGGCAACGCCGCCGTACAATCCTTGGGCCGTGCTGCTTTCAAATACTGGCGTGGCCAGCGTGCTGGACATTTGGATATGAGCGGCCCGGCGCATGGCATCGCGGCGCATCTCATCAAAGCCGAACGTGTCGGCAAATTGCAGGCGTAGACCTTCGCGAAATGCGGGGTATAGGTTGGCGATGGTATTGCCCAGCCCGCCCGCGACCGAGCTGAACGACGCTTTGGGCCCGGTCGGGGCCTTTAACTGACCAAACTCGCGCAAGGCGCGTTCGATGGCGGCGAGATGCTCCACATCGCCCAGTGCGACGCCCGCGAATTCCGGTGCCCGCATCTGTTGGGCCAGTATGGGCGAGGATGCCAGGATAGACTGCATTTTTAAGGCTTTGTCGCGCTGTTGAACCCGGTCGAAATTACGCTCGACCAAATCCACCGGTAGGCCTGACGACCGGGCCAGTGCCTGCACCTGGGCCGCGTGGTCGGGTTTGATTCTGGCCGCTTGTTCCAGACCGAAGATTGATGCGCGGCCCTCTTGCGTTTGCTGCTGATCAAGCAAGGTGTCGTAGGGGTCTTGCTGCGCTACCGGCGCGACAGTATCCACGGCTATGGGCTTGGGGGCTCGCGCATCAAGAAGCTGGTCGTAAATGTCAGGCATGCAATGACTCCGCTTATTGGGGGCGACCGGCAGCGACCCACAGTTCAGCGATACGTTGTTCTGTGATGGCCATGCCACGGGCTTGCAACTTGGAGGCGATCAGGGCGCGCTGGCTGGTCGGTATGTCGGTCAACTTCACTTTGTCACCCTCGACCTTGACATAGGCATTGGCCAGTTCGTCGGGCGTCATGACCGCCGTCAGTGCGGTAGAGTCCCAGAACTTTCCGGGTACGAACGCCGTATCCAGTAGTGTCGCGTCGAGGATTCGCTGTAGTTCCTCGCCGTTGGCCTTGCGCTTGCCGGCCAGGTCAGATTGTTCGAACCGGCGCACACGATCATCGACCGCGCGTTCAAGTCGCGCAACCTGCTGTAGCTGGTCTTTGTTCGGTCGGCCGAATCCCGGCAGAAGCCCTGCACGGAGGGCGGCGTCCTTCACGCGACTGTCTACGCTGATAATTTCCAGATGCTTGTCGGTCGCGGTGCCGGATGCCTCAGCGATCAGGGCGTAGCCTTTTTCCAAGTGCGCATCGTCCAGTACTGGCCGGAACTGCTGATAGAAGTCCAGCGGCGACATACTGGCCAACTGCTCTCGCGGCAAGCTCAAGATGCCAGCCCAGGCTTCAGGGTTGTGGGCCTTGCCCGACTTAGCCACCTTATCGGCGAAGTCCATGACCGTGCCCAGCTTGTCGCCGGGCAATTGCGCGCGCAAGGCAGCGGGCACGGCGTCCAGGCGTCCGCCGTTGGCGTACAGCTCGCGCAATACCGCGTCCACGGCTTGGGCGTCGGCTTGCTTGCGGGCGGCTTGATCTTCCTTGTACCGTGTTTCCAGCAGGGTTTCAGCAGATTTAAGGCGCGATGGGCTGTTGGTCAGTCGGGGGTTGCTGCGCAAGTCGGCTTTCATTTCTGCCAGGGAAGGCGGCGCGGCTTTGCCCTTGCCAGCGGCGAACTCGCGCATGTTCTTGTTGACGTAGTTGAGTGTTTCCGCAAAAGGCGGGATACCGTCAGGCGTCGTGATCTTTTTGGGGTTCTTACCACTTTTGTTTGTGCCATCGCGAAAGTCGCGAACGGCCTGGGGGCCTGCGTTATAGGCGGCATAGGTCTGGGCGAGATTGCCGCCAAAGTCCTGCAACTGCTTTTGAAAATACGCCATGCCCAGCGCCTTGTTGTAGGTCGGGTCGGTTTTGTATCGGTGTTCGTCCCACGGCAGACCGGCCAGCTTGGCCGCTTCGGGTGCCGTGCCAGGCATGAGCTGGGCGATACCGATAGCGCCCTTGTCCGAGGTGAGCGGGTTGCCCTGGGCGTCGAACTGCTGATGGTTCGATTCCGTACCAACAGCAATGTGAAAAGCGCGCTCCGCGTCGCTGGTATGCATGCGCGGCCCGTACTTTTGAAGTACCGAATCTGCGGCGATGCTGGCTACTTGCAGGTCCACTTCCTTGGTGATGTGGCCGCGCACCGCCAGAATATCGTTGGCCTCCATGTCCTTGCTGTATTTAGCAAGGTAGGCGTCGGCGTACACTGGGTTGGTGTTTTCCAGCGCAGCCATGAGCGCGAGCTTATGCGCGCCGCTGGTCAGCTTACGGGCCTGCGCCTTTTGCCACGCTGCTGACTTGCCCAATAGTTGCCCCTGCCGGAACACCTCGGCCTCGATGCGTTCGACATTCGAGTCAATGGCTTCGGGGTTGTTCCAGTTCAGCGCGATGTCGCGCAGCGCCGTGGCCTGCACCCCTTCGGAAACCGACAGCGCGTAAGTCTGGTATTCCTGCGCTTCGTGCCGGATTGCCTGACCGCGAAACTCGGTCAGGATCTCATTGGCGTCTAGCGCGAAGGCTTGGCGCTGCGCGTCGTTACCCAAGCCGCTGGCGATTTCATCGCGTCTCTGAATGAGTTTTTCGACGTATTCGTCCGCCAGGGGTTTGCCGTCCGGCCGCTCAAGGGCATTGATGCCCTTGAGGTTTACGAAGCCGGTGTCCTTGTCGTGTTTCAGGCGCAGCGCTTCTTCCTTCAATTGGTTACGCGCATCGGCCCCGCGCACCTGGTTGGCCTGTTGCTGGATGTCGAGGGCAACTTGCCCGATCTGCTGGCCGCCGGCCATCATTGCCCGGCCCATTTGCTGCGCCTGCTGCCCGGCCACGTCGGGCATTTCGGGCATGGTCAGGCTTGCTTGCGGTAGCGTGTTGGGGGATGCTTGGAAGTTGTCATAGGTCGGTACGCGCGGCATAGGTCACCCGTTACTCGGCGAGTTGAAGGCACCGGCCTTTTTCATCGAATACCACGAACCGGCCACGCTGGCGGCGCTGCCTAGCAATGAACTGCCCGCTGACATGGCGGGGCTGATTGCGCCAGCCGTTGCGCGCTTGGTCAAGGCCTCGTTCTGGAAATTCACCGCTTGGGTGCGGTAGCCCCAAGCGCTGCGCACTGCGTTGGCGGTCAGGGTGTTGGCGTCGATTTCCTTCATGAGGTCGGTCGAGGCTTGGATCTCGGCTGCGTTGCCTTCGCCCAGGTCGATGCCGTTGGCAGCCATCGCCGCGCGCTGGCGCCCCTTGAGCTGCCCGGCGGTCATGGTCAGGCGCCCGACCTCCTGCTGGCCACGAAATAGCTCCTGTTGCGCGCCAAGTTCGGCAATGCGCGCGTTGGTATCGGCGACGGCGGCATGCCCCCGCAGCGTAGCCTTCTGCGTCGCTGCGCTGAAATAGCTGCCGACAGCAGACGTAACCCCGCCGCCAATCTGGCCGATCAGTGAAGCAGTTGCAAGTTGTGTGGTCGAGAACCCCATTCGGCGCACTCCAAAGGACGATGCTGCCGAGGGTACGGCGGCAACCTCACAACACGGGCACCATTCCAAAGACCCCGACATCATCCAGCGAATTCAACGGCGCTAACCCCCCAGCGACACCTCAGTGGTCAGCGAGACAATGGTCAGCGGCAGGGGGTCAGCCTGCTGCACAAACAGTTGCCCGCTGTCGCCCCAGCTCGGTGACAGAACGAGCGCGATTTCCTCACTCTTGAGCGCGGGCGGCGAGCCGTAGGGCTCCGAGGTGCGTTGCTTGACCTCGGTGAGCGCGTGCGCGTGCGGGCCGGCGAAGATGCCGGATGACCGATGCACCCGCAGCCATAGCTTGTTGATGTTCTTGACGCGCCCCTGGCCGAAGCTGCCGTCCAGTTGCATTGCCACCGGCAGGGTTTGCAGTTGCGCCGTGATGGGCAGGCCGATATGCACGATGCGGGCTTCTTCGTCCAGGTCGATGGCGCCGTTCTTGACGACGCGTGGGGGGTGCACCGCGCCATCGGCCAGGATGCTGACGGTTTTACCTTCGAGGTGTGCCAGGCCGCTGATATGGCTGACTGGCTTGCCCGAATAGGTCAGGCCGCTATCGACGAAGAAGGCGTCGGCCTGGGCATCGAACTGACGCGAGGCCATGCGCTCGACGTAGCGCACTTCCTTACCCCCGATGGTGCGACGGATGACGGCGTAGAGCCTATCCTCGTTACCTTCGGCGACCACTGTGCAGGACTCGAACACGCCGTCCGTGTCGTGCTGGTGCCATGCGCCGATCTGCTGCTCGGGCACATAGGTCAGGCCCAGCAGCTTGCCGTTGCTGCTGATGAACCACACGATAGGCTGCGGAGCCTTGGCATAAGCCATATCCAGGATGTCGCGGTTGTCGAACAGGTGCGCCGCGCGCAAGGACAGGTCGCCGGTGACAAAGCCGTTGGCCTGCCAGTCGTAGGCCAGTTCGCGCACGTGGCCGCCGCGCGCGGCGCAGTAAAGGGTCGTGTTGTTGACCACGACCGGCTGCACGTCGGTCGCGCCCACGTAGGACTGCGGGCGCACGCTGATGGTGGTGGGCGTCACCGCGTCGGAGTTCACCGAGGCCACACGCCACTCGCCCGAGGACGTGAGCAGCAGCAACTCGGTGAGCGGCACGATGTGGCGGATAGCGTTGGCCTCGCGTGCAGCGACGCGGAAAGCTACCCGGTCGTCATCACGCACGGGCAGCGAATACGACATGGCCGATTCGGTGCCGCTGCGCGTCATCCAGATGTTCTGTGGTTTGTTGGTGGCAAAGCACCGGCGCTGCTCGAAGTAGGACACCGCGGCGGGGTAGTCGCCGACGGCGTCGAACACGGCGTCGTAGATGGGCGGCGTAACGGACAGATCAGGCGCGATGTTGTCGTCCACCAGCGAGGTGTCGGGGGTCTGCCCGATGTAGCCGTACAGGCCACCCTGTTCCTTATAGACGCTGTAGCGCGATGCGTCCGCCGACGCCTGCCACGCGATGGTGTTGGCACCGCCGTTGGTGAAGAGGTTATTGGTGCAGGTACCGACCGAGGACGGCGCGGACTCGGTTTTGCCTTCGGTGTCCAGGGCCGTGACCACGTAGCGGTAGGTGTAGTCGGTGCCCTTGTTGTTCGACGTGGCCGTCACGTCTGTGGGTGTAGCCACCGGCGAGGTGAAGGCGATGGTCGCCAGTTGCCAGTCGGTCGCGCCCATACGGCGCAGTTCGCGCGGCGCGTAATTCGGATGCACGAGCGTGAGCACGTCGGCCGATTGCACGTAATGGATGCCAAACAGGTCGGCTTCGGTGTAGGGATTTGCGATTTCGTAGGGGGTGTCGTTATCCAGCAGCGTGGCGCCATGAGTGTGGAAGCGGAAATATCCCGCGCCCAACTCGATGACCATTGTTTGCGTGACCGAGTAGGTGAACGGGATGAGCCGCACTTTCTTGGTCGAGTCCTTGACCTCGCGCACAAACGCGAAGCCAGCGCGATTCTCGGCCGGGCCTTGGGGTTTGACCACGAAATTGCGGCAGATGGCCAGACCGCTTTGATACTTCACGTCGTCGATGCGCCCGAACATTTCCGGGCTGATTTCGCCGCCACCGAAGGAGCGCTGCAGGACGCGCACGTTGGCCATCAGCGCCTCCACCCATTGGGCAGGCCGCGGCCGTCCACGAAGCCTGCGCCGCGAGCGCGCATCCAGTCTGGCATGTGGGTAGGCTGGGTCTTGCGCTGGTTGGCGTCGGACACCATCGCTTGCGACAGGTACGCCTGCATGGCACCGACGCACCGTTTCGATTCTGCGGCGCCCACGTCGCCCTTGAGCAGCGGCCCGGCCAGCATCGACGCCAGGTGCCAAGCCAGGGTCTGGACGAATAGCGGCGAGAACTTGGTCGTGTCCTTGACCAGGCTGATATAGCGCGCCGCCGCTCGGGCCTGATTGGTCAGGATGATGTTGGTGCCGGTGTTGTCGATTTCGCAGCTAAACGGCTGCGCGTGGTCGCCGCCAGCCTCGATGTTCGCTGCATCGTGCGCCAGCACGGCCACGATCTTGATGGTGTCGGCGGGCTGGGCGTAGGCAAAGCGCCACTCGGGCCGGGAAATGCCCAGCGCAGCAAGCGGCACGTATTGGGTGGCAAACCCCCAGGTGTGCAGTTCAAGCAGCGAGTCGCGCGCGAACGGGTAGAAGCGCGCGCAATATTCGGCCTGCACGGAACCCTCGGGCGGGTTGATGCCCGCGACCGTGGCCTCATCGCCCAGGTAGGCCAATGCCAGATTGCAGATATCAACCTCGGATGCCATCGCAGCGCCTCAAGAAAAAAGCGGAGGCACGCAGCCCCCGTAAGTTCGCGGGTGTCACCCCACCGAAGGCAGACTCGTTACACCAAGTCGCCGCCGGACGTGTCGGTCGGCGGCGACTTGTCGGCGGGTTGCTTGGGGGTCTTACCGGCGCGCGGTGCGTGCTGTGTCGCCGCAGTCGGCGCGAACCAGGATGCCTTCGCGCCGTCCGGTACTGCGAACGTCTCGCCCGGCTCGCGCAGCTTGCCGAAATAGCCCTGTTTGATTGCGATCACTTCCATGCTGTCTCCTCGTTACGCGATGCGCGGGCTGTCGGGATACGCCACGTTCTGCTGGATGCCGGTCACGACTTGCGCCGAGAACTTGCCCGCCGTCAGCGGGCCGTTGGTGACGATGTAACGGACGCGGCAGTAGCGGCGCAGCTTGGTGGGCATCGGGATGACCACCTGCTGGCCGGCGGCGAGGTTGGCCTTGCCAAAGGTGCCGGTGATGGCTATGGTGATGAAGCCGACGTTGTCCGCCGAATCCTGCACCGAGAACGCGACGGTCGCGGCACCGGCGGCAGCGACCGATTCGTCTACTGTGATGACCATCTTGCTGCGGTCATCCATGCCGGTGTTGGGATTGGCCTGGCCGAAGTCGATCACATCGGTGGAGGTCTCGGTCGCGGTGACGGTCTGGCCGTCCGAGACTTGGAGCAGTTTATCGATAATCATGGCTGGGATTCCTTTTATGAATTCGCGGCTAGGGGCGTACGCGCGCCCCTGGCCTGTTACACCACGCGGGCCTCGGTCAGCAGCAGCGCATCGGTGCGTCGGCACGCGATGCCGTCGAACGCGACCACTTTCTTGCCAGCGATTTCTTCCATCGTCAGCGTCGAGGCCGCCACTTTGTTGGTGATCTGGCGACGCAGGAAGCTGCGAATCTTGCGCGGCATGTAGAAAGCCGCGCGGCCCATGCCCACGTTCGGGATGAGTTCGACGGCCTGGGTCATCAGGTCGATGAGATCGGCACCCACGCTGGCGTTTTTTGTCAGATCGGACACGTCGATGTTGGCGATGCGAACGACGTAGCGCCAGTCGCGCAGGGTCAGGCCGATGTCCCACTTGTAATGGGTGCGGTAGCCTTGGTAGCGGCCACCGGCGGCATCGGTCAGCGTGTCCTCGCCGAGATCGCGCGAGTGCAGACCGGCGTGCGAACCCTTCGGATAGATGGTATGCAGCGTGTTCGGCCCCCACACCGTCAGCCAGATGGATGCGTTGTCGCTACCCGTACCACCGGCGTCGATGATGTTCTGGCCGTTTTCCGCCGACAGGCTATTGAAGCGCGGCGTCAGGCCCATGAACTTCTCGGCGTCGATGCTGGAATCGCCGTAGAAGAGCGTAGTTGCCTGGGTCTGGTTCATGCCCTCGATGAAGGCACGATCTTCAGACAGACGCCAGGAGGCGGAGTTGCCGTTAAGGTCGGCCAGGGCCTTATCCACTTCGGCGTAGGTTTCCAGCATCCCCATGCTGTCCTTGACCTGCACAGTGCGGGACTTCTCGGGCTGCACGCCGTAGTTCAGCTTGCGCCAGGTGCCGGTGGGCAGGCCGCTGCGAACCGTGGTCTTGTGCTCGGTGAAACCGTTGGCTTCGATGACGGTCATGTCGTCGAGGATTTCGTTGGTTTCGTTGAGCATTTCGACAATCTGCGGGTCGATCTTGCCGTCCGGGGTCATGCGGGCCGCGACATCGGCCAACGTCGGATTGGTGGTGGAAAGGGTGGGCATGGGGAACGCTCCTTTACGGGTTCATGTTGGAAGCTGCATAGAGACGCCGCGCATCGCCCTGCTTGGGCGGGCTGCCGTTGTGGCCGGTCACGAGGCGGTCTTCACTGATTGCCAGGCCGGCCCGGTAGAACACCCGGATGACTTCGGGGTGATTGCCCAGTCCGGTTTTGTTCAGCAGCGTAGTGAGTTCGGGCGTGCCGAAGGCGTCGCGCGCCTTCTTCGCCGTGGCAAGGTTTTCATGCAGCTTGTCGCCGCCGAATTCCTTGTCAGCCGTGGACGAGGTCGCCCAGGTTTCGGGTAGGCCGCCGATGTCCGCGTAAAACTCACCGGCTTGCTCGGCGTGACGCGCCTGCATCACAGGCAGCATCTTGTCGAGCACGCGTTGCGCCTTGTCCTGGGGCATGTCCAACTCCTTGGCAACTTCGGCGTAGGCACCCAGCACACCGTCGTCGAACGCCACGCCCTCAGGGGCCTGGAACTCGTACGTTTCGGGCGCGCCTTGCGGCTTGGCCTGGTCGTCGCCCTCGGCCTGCGGTTGGCCTTGGGTGCCTTGCTCCTGGGACGGCTGTTGCTGCTGTTGGCCGCCGTCGCCCGCACCCGTAGCGGGTTGTTCGGTGGCCGCTTGCGCTGCGGGCTGGCCTTCAGTGGTCGTTGCGGCTTGCGTTATCAGCGTTTCGGTTGTCATGGTTCTGTTCCTTCACCATCACGGCATAGAGTTCAGGGCAGAGCGTGTGGAGGTGCGCCAACAGTCGCAGGCCCTCGTTCCGGTTCCCTTCCGCGAAAGCCATCGCCATCGCGTTGGTGTTGAACGAGAGTCGGTACACGCCGGCTCGTTCCAGAAAGCGCCACACGATGCGGCGCCCCCGCTTGCTGCTCATGAGCCACTTAAAATCTGCTTCCTCGTTGTCCTTGGCCAGTCGGCGGCGCAGGTCGCTGTCGGCCTGCGCGCGTTCCTGGCCCCGAACATCGGTAGGGTCGTAGTGGCTCATGCGCGCACTCTATGGGCTGGATGGCGAGACACGGGCACCCCCGGAGCACACAATTTCGCCGCTGGGCCACGACCGAGACATGCGAGGGCATTGACTTATTGTTTTTAGTAGCTACAATGAAGCCACTACAAAACAGCAAGGAGAACCCCCAATGACTGCCGACACTGTTGTGAGGGCACGGATTCCGGGCGATGTGAAAGCACGGGCTATGTCCACGCTCGACCGAATCGGATTGAGTGTGTCGGACGTGATACGCCTGACCTTGATACGCGTGGCCGGGGAAGGCCGCTTGCCGTTCGACGTGGCCGTGCCGAACCGCACCACGCGCAAGGCGATGAAGGAGTTGGCCGAGGGCAAGGGCAAGAAGTTCGACAGCGCCGAAGCGTTGTTCAAGGATCTGGGAATCTGAAGTGCTGACGCCGCGCCAACACGGTCAGTTCAAGCGCGACGTGCGCAAGTGCGAGAAGCGCGGCAAGGACATGCGCAAGCTGCGCACGTTGCTGGCCTTTCTGATCGAGGAAAAGCCCTTGCCGGAGAGCTACCGCGACCATCCGCTGAAGGGATCATGGGCGGGCTTTCGTGATGCACACATCGAGCCGGACTGGCTGCTGATCTACCGGGTTTCAGCCGATGAATTGCAGCTTGCCCGAACCGGCACACACGCCGACCTGTTCGACGAGTAGACTCATCTGAATTTTAGCGGCTGAAAGGGGCTTTTACAGTTCATGTCGGAAGCGGCTTCGTAGCAAAACATCGTGTCGGCCTCCTATCAGGCGTATCCGCTGAATGCGTGCGTCACGTCGGTGAGCGCGTTTTGCTTGCTGGTATCGACGCTGCCCAGCTTGGCCGCCGTGTCTGCCCCCTGGTTCAGGAGCGCAGATTGCTGCGCGGCCTGCTGTTGCTGGGCGCGCTGCTGGCGAATCAGGGCCACCTGATCGCCCGGCACGATCAGCTCGGGATCGACACCCAGCATATCGGCGTAGGTGTCGGCCCAGCGGTCAGCGTCGAACTTGTCCAGAACCTCAGGCTTGATGCCGGCCACTGCGCCCAGGTTGCCGACGAAGCGATCCACCGAATTGGTGGCGATGGCGCGCTGGGCCTGCGCGAGCATGGAGACAAACTCAACGCTCAAGTCAACGCCCTGCATTTCCTGCGGTGGGGGCGGCAAGATGTTGGCCTCGACCATGCGGGCAAACGTCAAATCGATGAGCGGGTCGAGGATTTCGTTGTGCATCCGCTCAAGCACCGGCCCCAACATGAGCAGCTTTTCCTCGTGACGCTCGGCCACCTCGGTGGCCGTCATCTGCGGGAGGGTGCCGTTGGCGAGCATGAGGAACAAATCAGCATAAAAACTCGCCTTGATGCGCTCGCGCACGTCCACGATGTCGGCCAGCAGGTGCGACAGGTCAAGATTGACCTCGAACGCGGTACGGATGCCGCCGTTGGGCGCGGCCGCGTCCACATAGGACAGGCCGCCCGGCACAGTGCTGATGTCCTGGTTCTTGGCCGACACCGGCAGTTGCAGCGGCGGATTGCTCTTGTAGTCGATGCCTTGCGCCTTGCGCAGTTGCTCGTGCTGTAGCTGGCGCACGTCGCCCAGGGCTTCCATCGCTGGACTGTTGCCGTAGATATCGCCACCCGCCAAGGCCCAGCGCGGGCACAATGCGCGAAACGACCGATAGCCCGATTCGCGCAGCGTGCGGGTTTCATCAGAACCCGGCTCGAAATAGACCGACTTCCACGCCATGTTGCGGTCATCGCGCTTCCCCGGGTCGCGGTCGTCGCGTGGTTCGATGGCGTGGATGACCGTCACCCACTGTTCTAGCGCGCCGCGCTCGAACAGGTTTTGCACCGTGGTGCTGCAATTGTCTTTGCCGAACTCGCGCACCATCTGCGCGACCGTAACCTGGAACTCCCGATACAGCGTGTTAACGCGCCCCTGGTTGTCGGTCGCGATGGCGTACTCGCCGACTGTGAGCGAGTGGTGATAGACCACCGCGTCAAAGTCGGGCAGCACGATGCTGCTGGCCGTGCCGAAGGCGCCCAGTTCCTCGTACATGGAGTGCAGCGCGCGGTAGGTGTTCGACTTAGCGAAGATCATCAGCATCAAGCGCGTGACGTTCGCCAGCCACGCCTTGACGGCTGCGGACTCGTCCAGTTCGGGAATCGAGGTCGTCAGGCGGAACCAGGGCCGGGCCGGGCTGGTCATGCCGGCCATCATGCCGGCGGCGAGCACGCGCAGCGCGCGCGTGCCGGTGTTGTCGAGGATGTTGTTGTGCCGCTTCGCGCCGCGGTTGCGGTCTTGCACGAAGAAACGCCCCGCGCGCGGCAACAGGTAGTCGCTGATTTCCTTCCAGTGCGACATCCAGCTTTCGCGCTCGGTGCGCAGTTGCGCCCAGCGCGAAAGCAGCAGTTTGCGCTCGGTTTGCTCGGCCATGTTATTGTCCCAGCAAAGTGGACTTGCCCAGCGTCAGGGCCGATTGATCGACGCCCTGCGGGCCGGTCAGCATCGTGCCCGATGCGCCAGCGCGGCCGGACTGCTGCGCAGCCGAAAGCAGCGCATTGCTGTCCGGCCGCTTTTGGTTCGCGCGGTTCATGTCCTGCTCGGCCTGTTTGACCTGCTGCTGCGCCTGCTGTTGGGCTTGCTTCTGCGCACTGCGCTGTGCCTTTTCCTGTCGGTTCGACATGTACATGTTCGCCCCGATGGCACCCACGGCAACAGCGGTAACGGCTCCTGACATGATCTATTCCCCCGTGAAGGTGATGGTCTCAAACCCTTGCTGATGTGACAGCAGCAGCTCGGCCTCGTCGGTGAATTCGGCCTCAGCCTCGGCTACCGACTGCGCCGCGCTGGGAAACAACATGGTCAGGTCGGTGTCGGCGTGCGCCACGAATGCCTGCTTGCGCCCGGCGCTGGCGGCGATGACGTGATAACCGTGCAGCTCAATGGCCTCACCGCCGATGAACACGGTGGCGTGTCCGCTAAAAACCAGCACGGTAGAGACCTTGATGAGCGCGCCGGTCAGCGCAACGCCAGCCGGGATGCGGATGGTGCGCGCGTACACCCCGGCATGGAACAGGTGAGCCGTGGGGATCTCGACCTGCGGCAGTTGCGCGAGTGCGCCTTCCAGTCGACGCACTCGGCCGATGGCATCAAACGACATCGCAGGAATGCGGCTTTCTGCCGCCACAAGGCCGCTCACAGCAACCTCCGGAAGAACACACGGTTGGTTTCGTGGTAGCCCACATGCGGCAGCAGGCGCTCAAGGCGTCCGCCGCTCGGGGCTGTGACGTACAGGCCGCCGGCCCCCGCCTCGGCGGCCACTGCCTCGGCAGCACGCAGCAGCGCCATGCCGGCACCCCCGGCGCGGTACGCCTCGGCGACAAACAAGGTTTCAGTCGAGGCGATGACACGGCCGCCAAAGTGCAGCACGGGCGTGACCATGACGGCGCAAAGGCCGACCAGTTCCTCGCCGACGAACACGCCCAAGGGGTGCAGCATACCAATGTCAACCATGCGGGCGTAGCCCCCGCGGTCAGGTAGCGCACCCATCATGTCGGGATTGCGCAGCGACTCGGCCCGGTACTCGTCGCACAAGGCGGCGAACATGGGCGATTCGAAGGCTTCGGCTACGGTGATGGTGCGGATGGTGGCTTCCATGCCGTGCACAGTAGCGGCGAGTGCGCGCGACACGGGCACCCCGCTACAGGCGGGCGTAGGGGTCGTAGTCCAGTCGGCTGCGCGCCTGGGCGAGCGCCTCGATGGTCGCACGCTTGGGTGTGTCCATGAGCGCGAGCACGTAGGCACTGCCGAAGTCGGGCGATCGACCAATGCGCTCGATGATCTGCTCGCGGCTCGCCACCTTGAGCGTGGCACCGGACAGCGACCACGTGGGCGCGGTGAGATCGGCGAGCAGCCGCGCATCGGGCGGCAGCGCGATGCCCGTGTTGTGGGTCGGGTCGAGCGCTTCACGCATCCGCCACCACAACTCGCTGCGCAGGTTAAAGAAGCGCAGCCGCCCCGACTTGTCAGTGCCGCGTGCGGCCTCGGCGACGTTGACGCCCACGATCTGCTGCTTGGCCTGCACCAGGAAGTCGTAGGGGCTCGAACCCACGCCGATGACGTCCAGGTGCATGACCGCACCGTCGCGCACGGCAGCAATGGCAAGGCCTGCCACGGTCGGGCCATCTGGTGTATCCGCACCGGGATACGTCAGCGGCACGTCGAACCACATGCCATGACGACGGGCGAGGATAGTGTTGTCGCGCCCACCACGGGCCACGTCCACGCCCAGGCTATCCATCGGTGCCAGCCGGTCAGGGCGCGTCCAGCGTGCCTGCGCGGCCTGAACCCATGCCGTCGGGATGACCTGCCACGGGTCGTCCTCGATGCCTGCGTTGAAGTCGCCATAAAGCATCTGGCTGCGCAGCGGCTCGGGCAGGGATTGCAGCACAGACTCGTAGCCCGTGCCCACCAGGAAGGGGTTATCGCCAATGCGCGAAGGGATGAACGTGCGGCTGCGGGGAACGATGGTCTGGCCGTCATGCGCGAAGGGCGCACCGTCCGTGACCTCCTGCTCTTTGCCGTCGATCACCGCGAACCAGCGCAACTGGCCAGACTTCGCAGGGTTTGGGTGTTTCGGATCGAGCCAGGGCGCGAAGTAGTCGATCACCCACCGACCCCCCACCGTCGTGGGCGGATTGAAGGTCATCAGCACGCGGCACCGCTGATCGGCCTTTGAGGTACGGTTCCAGCCCAGCACGAAGCGGGCCTGTTGCTCACGCAGCTCGGTTGCCTCGTCCAGCACGATCAAATCGTGGGGGCGGCCTTGCCACCGGCGCTCGTCGCCGGGGTTATCGAGACCGGCCAGTTCGCACAGGCGAGCGCCTGGCAGCCGCCAGAAGCCCTTCTGCGAATTGTAGCCGTCCGTGCTGCCCAGTACCTCGGCAAGTCGCTGCACGAAGCCCTCGGTCTGCGCCTTCTCGCGCCGCACGAACAACGTACGATCATGGGCAGCCAGCGTCAGGCCCACGGCAAGATCGGTCTTGCCGCCACCGGCAGCGCCCCCGTATCCCGTCACGTCGGCGGGCGACTCAAAGGCCTGAAGCTGCGGCCCGGGCAGCGCACGCCACGGGGTTTGCCGCATGTCGGCTGCCAGCAGCGCATCGACCTCGGCCAGCTCCTCCGGGGTCATGTAGGCCATGGCCCGGCGGATATCGGCAACGCTACTCATACCAGGCCGGCGGCAGGGTCGTCGTCCTCACCCTCTGCGCGCCGCTGGGCTGCGGCCACAAGCGCGGCCAGACGCGCGGTGCGCTCAGTATCGCCAATCTGCACCGGGCCGCCGTTGGCACCGGTCAGCTCCATGCGCGTGTTGTCTCGGTACTTGGCCGGGTCGTGCGCTTTGAGCAGGAAGATAGCCAGCGTGTCGCTGTACTTGCGCACTGCAGCGATTTTGTGTTCGCCTCTCTCGTCCAGTACCGGTTCGCGCTCGCGCACGCCGCGGGCGTCGTAAACAGGTTCGCCGTCCGCGTCCACCTTGTCGCGGTACAGGTACGTGAACTGGCCCTGGTGGGTTAACGGATCGTCCACGCCCTCGAATGCACGGCGGTGCGCTTCGTCCTCCAACGCCAGCACGCCCGCCTTCATGGCCTCTTCCCACGCCTTGGCAAAGTCGGGCATCTCTTTGCGCCAGGTGTACGCGGTCATGCGAGAAATTCCCACGGCAGCGCACGCCTTGCCGACGTTGCACGTCTCGGCCAAGGCAGCGCAAAAGGCAGTGAGTTTTTCAGGTGTCAGCTTCATACGCTCAAGTTTCGCTTACATCGCCGTTAGGTATGGGCACCCCCCTGAAACCCGCCACGAATTGCCCGCGCCGCTCATAGCGGCAAATCTTCGCAATCGCCCCCTTGGTCTGCTCGAACTTCTCGGCCAGCACGGCGTAGCTCATGCCCTCCTCGTGCAGCTCGCGGATGCGCTCGACCTCGGCATCCGTCAGCTCGGCCCGCGGATGATCCTCACCGATGCGCAACCCGCGCTCGTTTACGGCCACGGTTTTCTGCATGCGCTGCCCTCCTTGAATCTGCAAAATTTTGC